CCGTAGCAGACAACGTAAAAAGGCCATTCACTGCATCAGTGATAGTTACCGTAAGATTTCCTACAAAACCAGTAGCACGAACTTGACTAGCAATAGTATAACCAGTAAGGTTAATAGCCGTTCCAGTGGAGTCTTTCCAAGAACAAGAATAGCTTAGGGTATCACCCTTTTTGTGGTAAATATCTGCCATTATCTATTCTCTTGTTTTCAATAAGCCTTTCGAATCTGAATAGGCTAGATTAAGTGTTGGTTTAGCTACCCCTTTAAGGGCAAGGTCAGTAATGGCCCATACAAGGGCATCAAGTCTGTCTGGTGAACCAATTGAACCTAGTGGCTCCCATTGAACCATCTGATCTTCTAATTGATCTAACCCACGAGCATGTTTGACTTTATTACGCTCATACAACGCAGAAACAGGTTCAGCCCTAGCATACTTACCACGAGACGCATGGACAAGTCTAATAGGGACAGTATCATTGATTGTTTGGAGGGTATGACGGACCATTTCCCCACCTTGGTTTTTCTCAGCTACAATACGATCAGCAGAGAACTTCTCATAGAGTTCTACAGCTTTTGTAGCCCAACCTTCGGGGGAGTATCGGTCTGTGTGATCTTCAAGGACTGTGCAAGTCCCACTCACATCAATGCCCGCTACAACAATACCAGTCATATCTGATTCAGCATTGGCAGAGACCGCAGGGTCAATAGCTACAACAACCCTCATTAGGGTTTTAGCGTATTCAACCGTGTCTTTAATATCAAGTTCGCACTTGGATAGGATTTCCCTAGTCCACAAGGCACCAGAGGCTTCATCCATGATTTCAGCGTAAAGTTCTTGACGACCTAGACGAGTTCCCTCATACTGATCTTTAACAGTCTGTAGGTAAGGTGCGGCAAGGTTAGCTGAGTTATCAAAAGTAGAACCGGAGGTAACAACAGTATTTTTATTTTTAAGAATATCGCGGACAAGCTTAGTTGGCTTAGGGGTAGTAGTGATACAGACTTGTGGATGTTTACCTAGACGAAGGCAAAACTGGAGCATGTCCCATGTATCACGATCTCTATTCCAAGCAGCAGTCTCATCACCCCAAGCACACTCAAACTGTGGACCACGAAGACGTTCTGGTTCTTCAGCAGAAAAGAATTGGACCTGAGCACCATTTTCCCAAGTAAGGGTCCTTTTAGTTGGGGACCATATAGGCAACCCCATCTTAACCCCCTTATCAGTCTTGTCGCCAGCCCAACAACGAGCAAGGAAACCAGACTCACCATTGATCATAACGCGTTCAATGTCGCTGTTGGTAGCAGCAATAGCAGCAATGCGTTTTGCACCTTGTTTAACTTTTGCTCTTACCCACTCAACACCAGCCCTTGTTTTACCAAAACCACGACCAGCATTGATAAACCAAGTGTTCCAATTACCTTCTGGTGGAAGTTGATTTTCCCTAGCCCAGAAATGCCAATTGTAGATAAGTGCATCAGCCTTCTTAGGGTCAAGTTGAGAAATCAGGGATACAATATCTTCGCCACTTGCCCGAAGGTCGTCAGCGTGAAGTTGTAAACCATTCTTACTCATGTTAACTTTCTTCTTGTGGCTTTTTATTGGAGGATTTACCAAGCAATGCCAGAAGATCATCAATAGCTGAAGTGTCACCAGCTTCATCTTCAGGGGTTGCTTCAACAATAGTTTGAGTGGGGGACCAACCTGCTTTAGAACGAAGCACCAGTTCAGCAGCTTTCCAATCACCACCCTTGGCGGCATTAACTACAACCATACCCATTTCTTCGTGGAGGTTGGCTCGTGCTTCTGCAATGTCATTACGGTAGGTCTTATACATACCGTTCATTGAAGTAGGGGCACCATTGTATTTTTGAATATCATCCAAGATGACTTTCATAGACACACCCGCAGCAATTGCTTTACGAATATGTGTAGCAACTTTCAAGTTGTGCTTAAGAGCTTCAGCCATGATGTTATAGAACCTCATACAATATCGGCTTTTTGTCCGAGGTATTGTAACAATAATCTTCCTTGGGGGATTTGGTGCTCTTACTCAGACTTGAACGGAGTTCTCTGGGTTACAAATCCAGTGCATCACCATCAATGCTTTAAGAGCAAATAAAAACACTCTGTCTTGATTCGAACAAGATTCTACAGCTTATCAGTCTGTAGCATCACCAGCAATGCTTCAAGAGTGTTATCTTGATTGGAGCGAACCCAATCTATTTGCGGTCTTTACAGACTTATTGTCTGGACCCTAACGCAAAATAAAGTAGTTTCTAGCCAGCCCTCGGAAGGGGGCGAGGATAACTACAACCCTTGGGGACATCCTATTTTTCACCCTACCTTTTCAGGTATATTAATCGACCGCTACGCAGTCTTTGGGTGTTAGGGTAATACCACCATTCTGGTATTTAACACGGATGACATGAGCAGAGCCGTTATTTAAGTAACCCTCTGGGGTGCGCCCTGTCAGCGTAAAGCCAGACACGTTATAAGCGTAGAAGGTCTTATTAAGAGATAATCAGCTTACCTTTATTATGGTTCCTGTGCGGTCCATGTTCGTAGGTTGATTAAATAGGAGACAAAGGCTCAAACCAGATACACTTCCATTTATACATGAAATTTGTGGGGAAGATCGGTTCTTTTGCCTTTGTCTTATACTATATAATGTTGGTAGTCGGAAAAGTCAAGTTTTTGTGTCAAAAATACAACACAACAACAATAAACAACAGAATAACTACAAAAACACTAAGAATTATTCATTTATTTCTTATTCTTGACAGGAATGTAAGACATATCGGTAGTATGATCCCAATGATGGATAGTTTTGTCTAATTCCCACTCTTTTCTGATCTTAACAGCTTCCTCATAGGAGTTAGTCCGATAGACAGCCTGCTTAGGCCCACGTCTAGCTACAAAGAAACCTTTAGGCATAATCTTGAATACCCCTTTGGTTTCTGTAGCAACAGAATAAGGTTCTTCTACAAAAGTCTTACCAGTGTTATTTTGACCTACTTCAATAACAAGTATATTGTCAATCTTCAGGTTAAGATTATCACCATCCTTGAACCTGATAGTCTCTTTCTTCTCAAGGAACATATCTTTTTCAAGGATAAGAGCTACCCTAGCAGAAGATAGAGTAATGACTTCAGTCCCTCTACGAATACCAATATACAAACTACCTTGTCGAGTAGAGTCCATCAACTTACCAGACTTCTTGTTGTAAATCTTACCACTGTTAGGATCATAGCTAAACTTGCTATCAAGTTCTTTATGAGTAAATCCTTTGTAGTCTTCTTGTTCAGTCTTCATAACCTATCCTTTACCAATGATGTTACCTTATGTATGTCCTACATAGGTAGTCCGTATCAGTATGTCAAGACCTTTATGAAGATATTTCTAGGATAGAATCTTAACAGCTACTTCTAGATAATCAGTTACCTGATAGGTATTCATTACTTAAAGATAATCATATTCTTTAAGTAATAGTATATCTTTATAGATAATCAATATCTTTATGGGGATATACTGGGCGGGGGGACCTTTAAGTAATATGGTGTTGGTAGTCGGAAAAGTCAAGTCTCTCTATGAAATTTATTTTTTTTGTAGTTACTGGAAAGCTTTTTCATCACGTTTTGATCCATCACGTAGGGGAATTGTGTTTAGTATCAAAGTGTTAGGTAATACCCCCCCCCAATTAAAATTTTTGTTTTGGATTCTGAGGGGTCAACCCCGTCACCCAAATACCACACTATATATTTTTGGGGGTCCCACGAACATTTATTGCTTGTGTGACAAATATATCACAGATAGGTTGAACGAATCGTTTATCAATCACGCAAATGTTCATCACGGGTCTAGTGTGGTAAGTATGTCACAGATTGATAACATACTGCAATTAAAAGAAAATAATCCTTGACAAATAAAATTCAGCGGTAGGGTAGTGATTCGGCAGACCATATCCATGCTATCCATCACACCATAACGCCCTATATAACGTCACCTAACAACTGTTATAGTATAACATA